GGGCATCCTCACCCCGTAACATTTGTATTGCACCACGGGGTTCCGCTAAGTCCTACCTCGTTCGTAAAGCTTGTCTGCTACGAATGATAACTCGTCCCATGTATTCAATTCTTTACGCAACATCAACCAATGATAATGCGAGAGGTACGGGTCAAGCACTCAAGGATCAGTTCCAACATAACCAGAGACTGCACGATGATTGGAATCCTGAGTTCCCCGATAACCGTATGGTTCCTAAAAGAGGAGAAGCACCTTTCGGTACTGAGATGATGCAGTTGAGAAATGGTAGTTGGCTTAGGGCTATCTCTGCTGAGTCTAGACAACGGGGTGGTCGTCCACGTCGTTATGTTCTTGACGACCCAGAATATGATCCGAAGGCAGCAACCTCCATGACACTTATCCGTCAATACATGGATGATTTGTTGTTTAAAGTAGTTCTTCCCATGGTCATGCGCGCGGGGTGTGGTGTTGACTGGTTGGCTACTTTCGTGTCCCGAAGGCACTATGCTTGGCATGCATTACAAACAGAGGAGAATAAGTTGGGTGATACGGTAGCATCAGACCCCCGATTTAACTTGTGGTCTCGCATGATTGTTCGTGTTGCCTACGAAGAGGATGACGGAAGTGTTGTTTCTTGTTGGCCCGATATGTGGCCCGCTACTCGTGAGATTAAAAATGCAAACCCCAAATTAAAAGATAGAGTTTCTCTCGAAGAGATTCGAGAGATCATCGGTACTCCCAACTTTCTTGCGGAATATATGGCGCGTCCCGGTGAGGGAATAGGAACATATTTTCCCCCACTCTCTAAAGAGAGGCACGGGTGGTGGTATGAAAATGTGGATAATTTACTGCAGGATGATCCATATTCCAGTAATACGCTTATGTGTTGGTTCTCGGGGGATAATATAGTAAGGAAGAGAATGTGTGAACTTTTGAGAGAGAATCGACTATTTATGACGGTAGATACCTCATATACAGCCACCTCGGATTCGGATTTTAAAGTTGCATGTGTTATGTGTATTAACTCTGAGAATGAGTTGTTTGTTCTTGATCTATGGAGTGCCCAGTGTCGTGAGGATGAACTAGTCAAGCAAACAATGAGGCTCGCAGACTATTGGAGAGTTCCCACTATTCACCCAGAAGCTATTAAACAGGGTCTTGGTCTCTATAATACACTTGATTCCTTGGTAAAAACTCGATCAAGAGACATGATGAATGTTGAATATCTTCCGGGAATAAAGAAACTAAATCCGGGGATGATAGAGAAAACGACGAAGATAGCATCACTTTCGCTGCGGTTCGAGCACGATAAGGTAAAGATACCGTTGTGGAAGAATGAGTCCTGCTTTAGAAGACTAAAAGATCAAATAGAACAATTTAACCCCGATGCTCGTGATGGAGGATTGCAGCACGATGATGAGTTAGACTGTGTATGTATGAGCCAGTTTGTCATTAAGGGACGATTATCCAAGGTGATTAAGGTTAATCTACCCAATAAAACCCCCTTGGAGAGGATGAAAGATGGTGAGCTAGTAAATGAAGAGTTAGGGACATATCTAGCTCATAGCATTGATTGGAATAAGATTTCTGCTTCTGATATACAAGATATTTTAGATAGGAGTCTGGATAATGATACCGGCAAATCCACAAGAGTATGAACATAAAAACTGCGTTGTTGTTCCGTTGGCATTTTTCGATAAACTAATGAGATGTTACTATGGTCAAGGACCTCGTGATGGTGAGGATGTTTATCATTTTGCCCCTGAAAATGCATCTAGTGAGATCATGTCGGATATATCAAAACTAAAAGATACTACAATAAGAACAGATATGCCCCCAGGGTTCAAGCCAAGGGGTATTGCGGAAAAAAAAATAAAGGCTAAAGAACGTGGCACTAGACACGCTAAAACTACCGAAGAACAAAACAGACCTAGCAAGGATAATTGACGAACACGCAGACCGTGAAGAATCACGACTCTCATATCGTCGAGTTATGTGGCTCCTTGCTTGGCACTACTTGTGTGGTGCTAGGCGATTTGACGTATTTGATCCCCACACTGGAGCATTATCCCCCCACTACTTAGATGAAGAGGGGAACATGGAGTTTCAGTCTCAAGAGTTACTGTCAGCAATTGATAGAGTTTCTGGAAGACTAGCATCTCTTAACTTAAGACCCAAGGTTTTTCGTAGAGGAATTTCTCTAAACAGTGTTAGGGAAAGAGCCATAGGTCAGATTGTTATGGATCATGTAATTCCTGATGATCAACTTAATAGAATACAAACACAGTTTGCCCATATATTTACAGCTTTAGGTTCTTGTGGAATTGCGGGTCATGTTATTAACTCACCAACCATTGGTTTAACTGCAGACTTGGAGGTTATTCATCCACGAGAACTATTTCCGTTTCCTTCTATAGGAGCAGACTACACAAAGGCTCGTGGTCTTATGAGACAACGAACTGTTCCTCTAGAGTTTCTAGAAGAGATGTTTGGTAAATCCTTAAAGAGAAATCTTAAGAAGATGGAATGGTGGGAATCCAACTTTGGAGAAATACAGGATGAGGGAGAAAGTGGTCCTACAGATGGCGGTGGCAGAGATATAAAGTATTGGAGTGATACAACTCAATCTGGTGCTTCTCCCCACAAAACACATGCCTCTCTAGTTAAGATCCGTGAACTATGGACTTTAGGAGTGGGGGATACTGTTTCAAGATATATTGTATCTAGTGGTGAACACATACTTCATGATGAAGAATTTGAGGATATGGAAGTATATTGCCCTGTTGGGTTCGCTAGGTTCATAGAGAACGGCACCTTTCATGGTGCCGGGCTCTTTGACCTACTCTTTAGTTTGAGTCGTGAGATGGAAAAATTGTTGAAGTCTCTCTTCAATAATGTTAGAGACACAGACAGATATGGTGTTCTTGTGATGCCACAAGGTCAGTTCAATGATCGAGCTATGCTGCGAGATGTGGGTAGTGGTCTTAGGGTTCTGCCTTTTGAACCTGATCCGATAGTGGAAACATTCAGACCCTTTAATATTACTCCCCATAATTCGGGAGACATTCCGGGTAAGACTGCTGCATTTGCTAAAGATTTGATGGACAGAATGAATCCAGTACATGATCTTATAAGGGAGAAAGGTCGTGTTGATTCGGCTGCTGGTCTCTCCTTCTTGGATGAACAAATTAGCAAGACCATGACTAATCCAAGTCGGGGTATTGAACAAGCATTTCGTGGGTGTTATAGGGCGGTCTTAGCAGGATCGGTTAGAGAACTAATTAGTACTCCTATTTCCATTCCTATTAATGATCTTAACCTTGAAATGGCGGGGGCGATCATTGATGCAGAGAAGAGTGAGGTTCAATTCCAAGGAACAAACCCTCTTCCTTCCCTCAAGAATGTTAGTATTAGTATTAAGGAAACTTCCCCACGATCTATGGTTGCTCGTAAGACCGAGGCACTTGAAATGTTGAAGGCAGGGATTTCGGATCCTGATACATTTAAGTTGTTGGTTCTCAAAGAGAGCCTAGATTTTGCGGTTTGGTTGGAAGAGGAAAAATCTGCTTACGACATGATTGTTAGGAATTGTCTTGTTCTCTTTGGTGATGGACAAACTCCGGGACAAGTTATAATGACACCTCATACAGCACAACCAGAGTTCCAACTCCGTGTACTAGTTGCGTTTATGTCGGGACCTATAATGTCTATAGCAAGTACGGAAGTTCAAGATGAGTTTATCAAACTCAAACAATTTATGCTAGAATCTACCGGGGCTGTTATGCCGGAGGGTGTTCCTTCGATAATGGAAGCAGCAATGATGCAACAACCACCAGAGGAGATGCAAGGAACGGGTCAAGGTGGTCCGATTCCATTCCCTCAACAAGGAGCCATGTAAATGTCCGAAGAAAATATAGAAAATACACAAGAAACAACTCAAACAGAAACAACTGAAGTTTCACAACCAGCGATGGATTTAGATTCAACTATTAAAGTTGATGGTCAAGAAGTTTCAGTCAGAGATTTAATTAGTGCCAGAGATGAAGTAAAACAACTTCGGGAGTACAATGATAAGGCACGACAATTAATTAGTCCTCATGGAGCTACAGATGAGCAAAGAGAACAATCGGTAAGATATCTTATGTCTCAAGAAGGATATAGTCCACAAGACATAGATGAATATGTAAACTGGACTAAAGAAGCAACTCAAGATCAAGTAAGTGCAGAAGGTTATGAACAACCCTCTTATGAACAACCTTATCAGCAGTCAGTAGAATATGACCCAAATGAGGAAGCTAAACAAATTCAGTATTATCAGGAACAAGCAATGATGCAAGAACAAGAAAAACAAAGACTTACAGAGGTAGAAAATAAACAGTCCCGACTAGGTGCTGACATGATGAAACGAGAACTGGACAACTCTCTAAATCGAGTGTTCGAATCGAATGAAGGCATAAAAAAACTTATGGATGTACAGGAGGGGGAAGACAATAATCGTCGGGAAATACTCCACAAAGAGGTAGAAACCGCGATGATGGATAATCTCAAGAGAAGAAGAGCTGCAGGGGAAAGTTTTAATGACAGGTGGTTTGATGAAGAGGCTGGTAATGCAGCCAAATTCGTATATGATAAATTTCGTTCGGTAATCGGAGACCCGGATAAAATCCAGAGGTCACCGGAAACAGCAACAGATAGTGATAGTTTGTTTAATAAAC